TGACTAATTGAGTTTGATAAATATGTAGTTTGACATAGATAAGTTTTTTACCCTTATCAATTGACGTTTCGACTAATGTAGTTGGATCGTTTGAGAAACCGTAATCCTGTCCGAATACAGAACCGTTATCATTGTTAAATTGTCCTACTCTCCAATTGTTATAAATAACTCCTTCGGCTTTATCTAACCAGCCACCTAAAATAGTATGTTTATATTTCTCAGGTCGTCTTTGTTTAATATCATTTATTTGATTTAAGAAACTTTCTGATAGGTTTTCAATATTATCTAGATAAGTCGTATGAATGTACGTTACATCATCTTTAATTACGTTTGTTCCTGCTTCTACTCCTTTATTTTCAAAGAATTTTTGATAAATAAAATGTTCTTTTGTCGCAGGATTTAAGATAAGTATTACTCTATTGTCTTTTATCTTATTTCTAATTGAGAAATCAATCTTATCAAATGTTTCTTCATCTGTTAACTCCTCCGCTTCATCTAGTACCCAAGTTGTGACACCAGCTAAAGATTTTAAATTAGCCGTTTGTTGTCCAGAGCTTGTTTTTATTCCTTTAAATATTATTTTAGAACCTGTTTTAATATTAATTATTTCATCTTTGGTAATATGAAAATCGCTATACCTTTCTATAATTTCAATCTTTTCAATGAACTCTGGAATAATTGAAACGTGAGCCGAAGTAAGTGTATAACGAGTAAATAATATAACGTGACCGACTTCATAAGTAAGTGCTAATAAAAAGCTATTTATTGAAAATGATTTTCCGCTTCCCCTTCCACCCGTGACTACAAAGTATCTACTATCTGAAAACAGCCCGTTATATTTATTGCTTAATTCTAACAATATCTTTTATATTGAAATCGTTTAGTGTTAATGTTTGCTCAACTGTTTCTTTTGGTTTACCAAATATATGTTCTGAAATAAATATCTTACCACGTTCAAAAGTAAGCAAATCCTTAGCAAGTTCAATTCTCGCTTCTTCATCTGTTTCAACATTCTTAACTTGTTTAATTGCAGCAATAAAAATAGCGTTTGTTTTTTGCTCATCTGCTACTGCTTTTCTACCTGCTCCTGGGGTTGCCCCTCCTTTACCTGCCATTGAAAAAAGTATTGATTATTCAATTGTTATCTAAAACCTTTTTAAGCTCTTTTATTAAATCTCTCCAACAACTACCACACATTGTCGGTTGTTCGTTCTTAGAAAACACTCTATTGAATATCTGAACTAATCTAAGTTGTTCTAAAGGTGAAGCTTCCTCACTTAAAAAAGCATCGTTTAAAAATTCAATCTCATTTAATTCTAAAGGCAAATGGTTTGCCACTTCTAATTTACATTTTTTCTTTGCCATCTGTTATATTCTTTCGTAATCTTTGTTAATATAATCTATATAGTCCTCTTCAATCTCAATTCTTATTTTCTCTTTAGTTTTCTTCAATGAACGTAAAACAGTTGAAGGAGCTATATTAAATTTCTTTGCTATTTTTCTCATCGATAAACCTTTCACAAAGTAGTTATTCAATATTATAACGTCTGAATAGTGTGTTTTGTATTTAACGGCTTCAATCTTAGTGTTTATTTTTGTAAAAGAATCAAACTCGTTAATATCAAATTCATCATTTACAAGCTCTCTAACGTCATCAATTGATATTGTTGTAATCTTATTCTCTAATCTAAGTTTATCGAAGTAGATTGAACGTAAAGTTAACCAAATGTAAGCGGAGTTAATCTCTTTGTTTATCTTATTATCGTAAACTTTTAAATACATATCCTGGACAATATCTTCTGATGTTTCTCCAGCACCAAATGAACGAGCTATTGATACCCATTGCTTATGATTTTCTACTAGTTTGTTTAGTTGTTTCAAAGTATTAGTGTCATTTGTTTATTAAACATTGCATCTACAACAGTTTGACAACCGTATCTTTTAACCGCTAAGTCTATAAAGTAAGGCTCTTTTCTTACTCTATAATTTGACTTTACAATAGGCAAAGGCTCGATTAGAATACCATCTACAAACGTAGCTTTGATATTTCGAAGCTTACAATACTGCTCTAATTTTTCTAGTTGTAACATATCTTATGATAAAGATAATAATATTTTTCACATCTGATGTTTTCGTAAACGATTATTTCAAACCATTCAAAAAGTTCTTTTGTCATTTGTATGTTTTAAATTGTGAATACTCTCTAACTATGTAGATAACGAACTCGTGCATAAATACGCTACTACCTTCTGACTTGTACCATTCGCTTGTTGTTCGGTGCAAGTCTTGTATTCGTCCGTACTTTGTAATTATATTTCTACGATTTGGTAAATCTAAAATGGGCTGTATTAACATAACTTATTTTCTTTTAACCATAAATCAATAACTACTTTGGACTTGTTTAAATCACTTTCAAACTCCCCTTTCTTTTCTGAACGTTCTAATCGTTTAACAATGTCAAATAAATAAGCATTCCAACCTCGCTCTTTTGCAATCTTATATAAAGTTCCATTATCATTGTTATAATGTTTAGGTATGTCCGTATTACAATTACTAGATATATCAAATGAACTTGTACTCCAATAGTCAATCTTACCCACCTTATGATAATCATCTGATACAAGGACTTGACCTTTAATTATATGTTCGTCCATTTCTGACACTTGTATTATTAAACTTGTTGTTTTACTTTCTGCAATAGTATTTTTCATCTTTGTTCTAAATAAATCTTAATCATTTTTTCAATTGACTTATCGATATGTTTCTCACCGTTTTCACGAAACCACATAAAGAAATAAAATAGTTCCTTTTCCATTATTTTAAATCGTCTAAGTAACCATTAACACAATTTGTAAAATTATGCCCTAATTCGTGAGATAAAGTAATTAACTCAACTCCAAACTTACCTATTGCATCAATCTGTAAATATGGATCACGTAATTCAATAGCTTCTTTTAATTTCTCTAATTGTAATTCTAATTCTTTCATAATTCTATTTTTAAATTTTCAGCTAATATAACTATTTTTTTTCAATCAAATCAAATTTGATAAATTCTTTTCCTTTCTCAACTATAAATTTTTGTGCTTCAATCTGATAAACGTCTCTATCATTAAAATCATATTTTACAGTCAAACAATCCTGAAATACTTTAATACAATTATCTAAGTCTTGAAGTTTAGAAGATAAGCCAAATTCTAATATTAGTTTATACGGTGGTCTACCTATGAACTTAATCGGTAACTGGCTTAAAACTTCTTTTACATAGTCTTTATGTACTTGATTTTTAAATCGTTTACCTTGATAGCAACTATTAACCGATAATGCTTTTATATTTATTTGTTCCATTATAAATCTTTTATAGTTTGTCTAATTTCTTCACCTAAAATTTGTCTAACTCTATATTTTAAACCTCTTAAATGTTCATTTTGTTCCTGTATTTTTTGTCTATTCCTTCTAATACTTTCGGCATTCGTCAATACATTTGAGTGTGCAAATAGATTTAAAAATAGTTCCGCTGATAAATTTATCATTTCGTGTCCTAGCTCTTGCTCCCAGAATATAGAAATTAATTCACTATCGTTGTCCCTTGTTGATGGAACTAATTCTAAAATACTTCTTACTTTTTGTTTAATATCTTTTTTCATATCATTTTTATTAGTTCTTCGTTCTTTTTAATCTGATTATTTGTTTCTGTTTTTGCTAGTAACCAAAGTTTCTCCAAATCAAAACTTCTTTGTCTTGAAATATTATATTCCATCTCTAACTTTTTAATCGTTTCTAAGCAATATTTTAAATCGTTTGATATTTCTACTAGTCCAACCTTTTTAAATTCACTAGTCGTGCTTAAATTAGCCTTTACAATCATTTTACTCATCGTTAATAAAAGATTTGTTTTTGAAACGCTAATCATTAAATCTATTTTATCCATTAAAAATCTGTATTTGGTTGAATTGCTTCGTTAGTAATAATTATATTTTTTCTTTTTATGCAGTCAATACCACCAACTTTAAACCCTAATCCTTTGTTATAATCTAAAAGAACTGGACTATTTAATTTTGTTGGCATTCCACCCGTATCGGTATCTTTCACCTTTACAACTTCGCACATTGTTAAGTTCCACATATCTGGGTGCTGTGTCATTCTATGTATTACAATAAAGTCATCAGCTTTATTCGCAAATGCTTTTCCACCTTCAATATCACTCTTTAAAGGTGGCATAACATGACCAGCCCAAGCATGCTTTTCAGGGAATATTGCTGAACGTCTACCACTTGCAGAACTTGGGTGAGTATTTACATAAATTGTTTTTCCTGTTTTTGTAAAATGTTTTAAATCATTTAGTACATCATAATTACTAGAATAACTCATTGCAGTTTTTAAACCATTAAAAGGGTCTATAAGATAATTATCAGTATCAGAACCATGAAAAACATTTAATAATTCATCTGGAGTATATCTTTTTTGATTATCCACAAATTTAAAATAGTGTTCCATTTTCATTTCTCCCTTTCTTAATTCTGTTGGTGTTAAATCTTTGAAAGGTTTACCAGCATACATCTGAATTAAATCTCTCATTACCTTACCTTGGTAGTTTTCGTCCATAAATAAAGTAAATGTTAAATCGTATTGACTTGCTAAAGCTAAAAAGTACCATTCCATAAAATAAGTTTTACCAACGTTATCGTGTCCTAGAATTATATTTAATTGCCCTGTTTTCCAAGTTAAATGATCATCTAAATAACAACCTATTCCTTTACCAAATTGAATTTTACCATTTAAATAGTCGTGTAAATAGTCTGTGCTATGTCCTGAAGGTAGTATCATAATAATTTATTTGCGTTAACTTGTTTCATAACATTTGCAACGTACTCATCTTCGTTACTTAATTTTGTTTCTATGGTTTTTAAAGAATATTTATCTAATGTTTGTGAACGAGATATAAATTCAGGTGTACAATATTGATAACCGTTATCTTTATGGTATTGATTTTCTTTTAAATTATCAATACAGTTTTTAATATCCTCTATTTCATATCCTTCTTTTATTCTAGATTTATATTTAGCTTTTATATTATCATTTACTTTTAAAAAGTTTCTTCCAAATGAATTATTAATGTATTTAAGTAAACGATCAAAGTCGATAGGCTTTGCAATAGTGTATTCTACTTTCTCTTTCTCTTTCTCTTTTACTTGTTCTTGTACCGAAGGGGCTACCTCACCCCCTAGCGTAGGGTCTACCTTACCCCCATTAATAGGGTTAAATTTTTCATTTTTTGTTTTGTCATAATATCCTTTAATTTGAGCATTAATAGAGTGTTTTTGAGATAGATAAGCAAATTTTGCCATACCATTTAAATTTGGTTCTATATTTTCAAATTGCTTATTCATTATAGCATCATAAAAATTCAACCTATCTTTGTCGCTTAACTCATTAGCTATGTCATAATAGCTTCTAAAAAAATTTATTGCCTTTCTCATAACTATTTCATTTCTTTATGAAGTAAATGTAAAGCTCCAATTAAATGGTACATTTCCTTTTTATTTAAAAGAATTTCATTCCATTCACAATCTATTTTTCTTACTGAAAAACTAATATATTCCCCACTGTAAATTTTATCACTTTCTGAATTGATTAATTCAATTTCTAATTCTTTTAATGCCCTGTTAAACTTGTAAATCATAAAATAAATTATTAAATAAATAAAAAAAGCCCTGTAAATCATTAAGGGTCTCACTTCTTAATTCATTACAAGGCTTTAAATTCCTTTTGTTACTATGGTGTGAGACCGTAACTATGCACAAATATATAAATAATTATTTAATTAACAATCTTTTTTTATAAACTTTCACTCTTTTTTTTCTGCTATCTCTTATTTTCTGTTGTTCGTTCCTACTTTTTTGATCAAATTGTAGCATTCTTTTACATTGAGTATCTAGATTGTATTGGTGAATACTAGTATTGCAGGATAATAAAAGTAAGATTAAAACACTATAAAAATAATTCATTACTATTTAAAATTTCTCTAATTTTTTCTCTAACTTGTTCGGCTGTTTCTATTTCTTCCCCCTTTTCGGAATATTTGTAAATAGAACGATAATATTGGTCTAGTTCCCACATTGAACACTTCCATTTATTTGCATTTAATGCTGTTTGTGCTTCTTCGCTTTCTTCGAAACTATCAAATTCTAGTGTTATTTTTCCCATAAGTTGTTGTGTTTTTTGCAATATGTTAAAATAAAGTTGTTAATCTGGCAACTTGGCCGAATTGTTTGTGAAATATAAACCCTTCAATTGCTAAAGGTGAGTGTTGATAACCACTTTTATGGTGCCAACTGTCTGCGGGGCTAGGTGAACGTAGCGATTCAATTTGTACACTCATTACATCTTTACTCGTTTTGTGGTGAACATGATGAGTAAACCAATAACGGTGCTTACATTTATGCCAAAATTCACTAGCTTCGTGGCACATTAATAAAGGTAAGTCATTTTGTTTAGCTCCATCGCCATGAGTAGTACCGATTAGATTATTTCCGTAAATTGTATATTTTCTGTGACTAGGTGAACGATTAAAAGTTATGTTTTGGTGTTTATTATACCAACTATAAAGAGAATCCATTAAGAAAAAACCACTCATCTCATCATGATTAGAAACGTTGTAAACGATTTCTAAGTCTGCAATAGATACCAATGTTTGAATAATGTCAATATATAGTTGTTTAGCCATTAAAAAAGCATCGAACCAAAGCAAATGAGTTGATTGGTCTGTCCCTTTGGTAGTTTGTCCTTTTGTGTTATCTGTATTAAGAATATCATTACCAACTATTAATATAATTTTATCAATATTGAATCCTTCTGATTTTTTTATAATACTAGAAACTCCTTCTTTTACCCTTTGAACTGCAATCTGTGAATTATAATCCTCTCCTGTTTCAAATGCAGAACATAGCTTATTGATATGAACGTCCGCAGGATCTATGAGTAAACAATGTCCTTCTTTATCTACTTCATTTCTAATTATTTGAATATGATTAGGTGCTAAATTTGTTGCAATTTCTATAAAATCATTCTTAAAATCGTTATAATTGAAAGTGTCATTTTGACCTTTAACATTTATTGAGTAGTGTTCTCCTTTATACCAATAATGTTTTACCTTGTCGAAATCTATTCCTACTGATTCGCATTCATCAAATATACCTTTATCAGCTCTACGTTTAATCAGCTTTGATATAACTCTCCTTTGACTATCTGTATATTCTAAATTTAATTCGCTGCATATAGTTCTAGCTGTTTCAGCCTGATTATTATTTTCTTTGTATAATTCAACAATTCGTTCAATATGTTCTACCATAATTAATTAGTTATATAATACTAAATTAATTATATTATCGAATAAATTTGTTTATTTCAAAAATTAATTATAATTTAATAAGTTATCATTAATAATTTTACATAAAAAAACCTCGCTACTAATAACGAGGTTAAAACGATAATTTTTTAAGGATTGAATAGTATTAATTCATTTTACCGTTTTGTTTTCTATTCATGTCCGAACGATACGCAACTAGAATAGTTATTTAACATTTAAACCACACATTTCTAAACAATTTTGACACTTACCTATAAATGCTTTTTTATTCATTTTGCTTATCAATTGTTTTGAATTCATAAATGACATTTTTTTTACGTTTATTATTCCATTTTTTACAAAATCATTATTTTTTGAAGGTCTAAATACTGTATCAATAGTTAATTCATTTTTAAATAGTTTTCTTTGAATTTGTGACATTATTTTTCCAGTTTCATTATCTTCATTAAAATCACAACTTACTATTCTTAAAACTGATTTGCAATAAGGTTTTAATCTATTATATTCATCTAATGAATTTTTAATTAACTGCTCATTATCTAAAGCAGAAATAGAAGTATTTATACAAATGTTATATTTTGATATTTGAATTAATTGTAAATCTGTTAATTTTTTCCAATGTCTTGTAATAATTACAATTTGTTTTTTAGAACTAATATCAAATAAAGACAATTGACTACTTTCTCTTATTTGTTTTATAATATTAATTGTATGTTCCCAATTTTCCGAAGGATCACCAGCACAACCAATACGAATAAAAGGCATATCAATTTTTTCTATTTGTTTAATTATACTTTGCTTATGTGCTTCGTTTTCAAAATATCGTTCTATTGATTTACTAAAGTCTATGCCATATCTTTTAGCAGTTTTATAAGCATAGCAATCATTATAACAACCTTTTTCATTCTCTATTAAACCACTTTCACAACCTTTAATAGTATCTAAATCCCAAATACCCCTCTCATTTTTTGAAAGGGATATTATATTTTTATAGGTTCTCATTATAATCTACCAATATTTGGATATAAATCTTTTATTTTTGATGTATCGCCCTTATAAAAAACATAAATACGTTGTTCACATTTTGGATATTTACGACTATTTAATGTTTTCTTTGCAGTTGCTCGTCTTGTAAACTCACTTTCTAAATAAATAATTTTATTATAGATATGTAAACCTTGTTCTTTAAAAAACAGTTCGTGTTCTGCATCACTTCCATAATAACCTCCATCTTTATTACGACTATCTCCAGTCATTACTACAAAGAAAGTATTATCATTCATTACAGAAATAGCTCGTTTATAACCTTCAAAAAGCATATCTCTAAATTGTTCATATGTAGATAAAGAATTTAATTCGCCTTCAGGGGATTTACCATCATAATCTAAATAAGTTTCAACTTTATAATATGGAGGACACGAAAATATTAAATCATAATTTTGTTTAGGAGTAAATTTAGCTGTATCTGATTTTAACCATTTAACATTATAAAAATCTTGACATAAAGCATTATTAGCGTCACATTGATTTTGTCTAATTTCAGAAGATAAATATTCATAACCACAACCACCAGCAACAAAACCCATTTGAACACCACCACCAAAAGGATTATAAACTCTAACACCATCTGTAGGCATAAACATTCTAACTATAATTTCACAAGCTGTAGGATCTAAAACAGAAGCATTACCATTTAAATCTTTTGAACTATCTGTTAAAATTTCACCATCAACAACTTTTTGTTTAGATAAAACAATATTAGACATTCCTGCTTTTCCTTGCCAACATCCTTCACGACTTGCAAATTTTGGGTTTGGTATATTATATTTTAGACCAGCATTTTCTAAATCAGTATTCCAAGCTCTTTTTACTTTTAACCATTCACCGCTTGTAGAGTTCCATAAATTTGTCATAGCCATATGACATAATCTTTTAACTCTTACCTGACTTTCTTCTCCATAATAAATATAAGAAAAATCACTTTTTTCTAAATTTACTTTAAAACCTAATGCTAAAAATACTTTTGGATTTTCTAAATCGTGTTTTTTAGAAACAGTCATTACCATATGATAACCGTAAGTATTTTGGTCTATAATTTTTTGAACCATCATACTATAAATCTTTTTATCCTTTTTTTCTGGATACATAGCAGACTGTAATAAACAGAATTCACCTACTTTATGATTTACTTCAAAAGTGAAAAAACCACTAAACTCATCATCTAATTTTAAAATAATAGCTGAATGTTTTTGCATATTTTTACGAGCAGCACGATAAGCTATTTTATCAATTAATGCTAATTCTGCTACTTGTGTTTCATATCCTGAACCTATTACAGATTCTACATAGATTAATTCAACTTTTTGTTGAAACATTGAAATTTGTTGATCTTTTTTCATAATTTTTATTTTTTAGTTTTAAATTGTTTGACAAATATACTACTTTATTTTAAATAACCTAATGTAAATTTATTTATTTATTCATTATTCACATATTTTTTTCTATAATTGGTTATATTATACGAAAAATATTCCTTTTTACAATGTTTTAACACTATTCTAGCTCTTATCTTGCTTGACTTACAGAATAAACTTTTAAAGTCTTTACATCTAAGATATGCTAGTCTGTGTTTATTTCTAATTAACGAGTTACGTTTGACGTAATTTTCGTATTTTAAAGTGCTTTCCATTATTCTACATTTAAATTATCAATTAACCATAGTTTTAAGGCTATATATATTTCACTTTGTTGGTTTATTTCTTCTAGAATTGCTGAACTCATTAAAGCATTATCAGTTTTTCTAAATTTTTTCATTAAAGTTCTTGAATTATTAACCATATGCTTATCGAAAATGTCCCCTCTTATTGTTGTATTATCTAATAAATCTTCTAAAATATCAGCAATAAATGGTATTAATACAGATGTCGCTACTAACTTTTGATTTATACTAAGGCTTTTATTCTTATTCATTTTCTTAGTTTTTAATAAATTTATATGCTGATGTACTTCCACTCATATTGAATTGATAATATTCATTTTCGCAATAACTTTCGTTTACTCTAATTTTAATTGAAGTTGCATTTAAAAAGTTTAAAATCGCATCACTTGTACTTATGTCATCTACTAAGAATAAAGTACTGTTTTGACTTCCTTTTGTAGCTATAACGTTATATTTTATCCATACATTGTTAACCAATAAGGAAACATCAACGGGGGGATTGTCATCGCAAAAGAAACCACCTTGAAGGTAAAATGCAATTTCACCATCTACATTTTCAAGTTTTAAAATCGCTCCGTTATTTTCTTTAGTATGACATATTTTATATGGGTTATCAAATCCATTATTTACACTTTTATTCGTCCATTGTGCTATTGACACATTCGCCAAAATTAATCCTCCTACTGTTAAAATTATTCTTTTCATTTTTTATCTATTTTAAATTTACTACTATCTTTTTTAATACTTACTAAATAATATTCTAATGTTTCAAAGTGAATAAAGTAAATTGTTTTGTCTATTTTAATTGTTTTCATATTCTTTTAGTATTTCTTTTAATGTTGGTGCTTTATATTCGTAATTTTCGCCTTCAAAATAAGGTTCTTCTTTATGACCGATAACAGCCTGTCTAATAAAGTGCATTCCTTTACTAGGTTTTATAACATTTCTCCTATCTTTTCTATTTTTTACTTCATTCTTATAATGACATTGTCTACATCTGTAAGAAAAATATTGTTTTTGTGTACCTTTTTTATCGTTATAACCTTCCAAGAAGTTAAGTACATTTAACTTCTTTGTAGTTTTACATTGTTTACATTCTCTATTCATATAATCGAAGGTTCTGCTAAAACTATTGATATTGTTTCATTTTGAAATCTGTAATTTTTCATTTCATCACTCCATAATAATTGGTAACCTTTATCGAATAATAACTTTTCTAAATTTGAATTATAATAACCTATTAATAATACTTTTTGTTTAGTTATTTCTACGTTAAAGAAATTATCTAAATTCAATTCGTAGTGCAATTTTGTTACTAAGTCTAATCCTGTTTTCATAATAATTATTTTTGTTTAATTGTGTATGTATTTCTGTCCCAACTTTTGATATTTTTTTGTCTTTCCATTTCTTTACCGTATAATCCCCAGAACCATTGCGCCCAAGAATTATATTCACTAAACTGCAAAGGTGGATATACTGTGTTTTTAATTTTTAAAGTTTTCATAATTTTTTGTTTTTAGTTGTTTATAATTTTTTAATTTCTTCTTTAACTAAACACCACCAAGATATATCATATAATATTTTAATTTCATTTAGTATCTCATCAACACATATTAATGCACATTGTTTACTATGTTGTGGGTGCATTATACATAATGGTTTAATAGGTTCTAATTTAAATTTTTTAACTAGTTGTTTTGCTTTTTCTTTTGCTTCCATAATATTAATCTTGAATTTGTATTGCTTTTTTATTTTCGTACTTCTCACTAATTACAGTAAATAAAGCAACTTCTTTTGTATCTCCTAATTCAACTAAAGAATTAAATAATTCTAATTCTGATTTGTTAAAGTTAAATAATACATTATTAAATTCTTTTTCTGTAATCTCTGATGCTAGTTTGTAAATTTCTTCTGCGTTCATAATCTTAATTTTTAGTTATTGTTTCTTTGTACACTACAAATATACATACTTTTTTTAAATATACAACTGTTTATTTAAAATAAATGTAAAATAAAAATTAACTACCTGTATTTAAGATAGTTAATTTTAAAAATAATTCATAGTTTTTCAATTTCTTTGCGTACTTCAATCCAATATTCACTAGCTCCGCAATTTTCATATAAATCTTTATTCCAGCTTTCTATTATCTCATCTACTGCAATTATAGCGCATTGTTTAGCAGTTGACTTATATACATAGTCATAAGTTATTAAACAAGTTGCTCTCATTTTATCAATTAAATCTATTGCTTTATCTCTTGGTGTCATAAATAACATTTAAATACATTTAATACTTTCTCGCTAACTTGTAACTTATATATTACAAATTTGTTATAAGTTACCCTATTTATACTTTCTAAAACTTTCTCCCTTAATGGTGACTTTGCCTTAAGCCCTACTGTTATTCTTTGCTTAAGTTCAAGTGTGACAAAGCTATTTCTAACCTCGTCACACTTTTGTTGATCTACTAATAATTTCAAAATGGTGGCTCTTCTAAGATTGTATTCTCAATTTGAACCTCATTTGTCACTGGCTCAATTCTCCACGCATCTAATGACACAAAGTTACTTACTATTTGAGTCGTTGGATTAGTCCAGTCACGACCATTTAGATTACAACTTACATTAACTTCATCATTCACTTTGAATTTGTCCAATAAAGCACATTTATCTTTCGTTACCTGAACTTTAAACGTGTTTGGGTACGTTTCATTTGTTAATACTTTAAATTCTCTTTTTGAAAAACTTTCACTTACTACTATCGTTTCGTTGATGCCAACAATACGACCTTTAATTTCAATGTTCATACTTATTTATTATTATTTGTTTGTTAATATACTCCTCAATAGTTCCTGTTGTGTCTATGTATAATGATTCATTACGTTCATTAATACGATAGTTTTTACTTTCTTTTTTATGTCGGAACTGCAAAACTAGTACAATTCCGACACAAGGCAATATTAATATTTTAAACATTCTTAACCATTATAGACGACTTGCTAAATGTTATAATAGGTCTTTGCAACACTTCTCCGGTGCTTTCATCTAAGCTACTAACTTTTGAAAGTGCCACTTGTTTATATTTGTCTTCAATTTCTTTAAGATTATCTTTTGCAATTTTCCACTCCTCAATGTCTGAGAAATCAATCATTCTACGTCCTTCAACTTTTGTAATCATTTTAGAACCGTATTTAAAACTTTTTTCAGTTCTGTTTTCAGCTTCCTCAATTGCTAGTTCCTGAACTTCTCTATTAACTTTGTCGGCTATATCTTTAACTTCCTTAGATATAGTGTATAGGCTCAAAGCGTCCAATTCTCCATTTCTTACTGCATTTACCATCATTTCAAAATGATCTTGTAATGTTATTACAGTTGCTTCGGTAACTACACTTAAATGAAACGGGTTTTCAGTTGGTGTATTTTCCCAATGCATTTGTGCTTCTCTGTCGATGTCGTTTAAATTTTCCATCTTATTTAATATTTAATTTTAATTAAGCCCCATAAAATTGATACTTCTTTTTTTATTTTTATTTCTGCTACTTTTTTAGCTCGTACTATTTTTTTATTTCTAATTGACTTTAGATTAGATAGTTTACTTGATCTATATAAACTAGATTCAACAATTAATGTTCTAGCCATTTGCGGATTTGGAATTGAGGTTTTCCATTTGTATAAACTACTAATTTTGTCACCTTTTTTTTCTAACCATCCTAATCTTGTTAAAACTACAAAGCACTGGCAACTAACTTTATGCTTTAAAACTACCTCGCTTTGAGTTATTTTAGTGAATTTTTTGTTACTTAATTTATAAACGTCCTCTAAAAATCTTAAATTTCTATCAATTCTTTCTTGTGTTATTTCTCTCATTTTATTTACTTTTTTCGATTAATAATTTTTCAATTTCATTACTTACATTGTACTTAGCTTTGATCTGTTCCAATGTTCCTTTACCTTCTTTAAGTGCGTCTACGCACCTTACAAAATTACTAGATCCAACTTGTAAAACTTCTTTAACGATTGGTTGTGGTTGACTTGCTCTATGTCCGTCGTCATCATCCGCCATTAAAGATAAAATTGCCGAAATTTGATAACGACGATAATAAGTTATTTGAGATCCGAGAGCTTGGGCTGTTAAATTAGGACTTAAGTCTATATTACTTTCAATCATTTCACCGCTATCAATATCTATTATTTGAGTATGTACTTTACCATCTTTAATCGGTTGTAGTAAGATCAAACCTTTTTCTAATAAGATTGGCTCAACTGCATTAATTAAAGCATTTAAATCGGCATAAGTATTTTTGAAATGTGGGTTAGTTTTATTCTTAGATACTTTACCTATCTCTTTTTTAGCCTCGTGTATTTTTGCGTAAATTTTCATAATTTCTCGTAAATCAAATTTATAACCTCCTCTATTTGTTTTTCTGAAAATATATCAGTTACATCAATATCCTGAATGTATACCGTTAAGTCTTCAATATCGCCACCTTCCTCAGGTTGATACATTGTTGCTGGCACATATTGGTCGATGCTAAATTCACATCCTAACTCAATGTCTAAGTATTTTACGTAAGTTTTCATAATTTTAGTTGTTTAAAAATTCCTCAATTTTATAATCTAATCTTTCAGCGATTAATTCATTTTTTTCTTCACCTTCTAAGTCACTCCATTGATCGAATAGTTGACTATCAGTTGTGAACACTTTAAATGTTTGACCGTCTGTAAACTCAATGTTAATTGTCCATTGTCCGTAACCTTGTCTTTTAAATTCTGTGTTGTAAATCGTTTTCATAATTTTTGTTTTTAGTAATTGTTATCTTCGACAAATATACATATTCTTTTTTAATTATACACTAGTAAATTTAAATTATTTTAAATAAAAAAAGTGAGATAGTTTTAATTACCTCACTTTTAACAACTTAACTAAAACTAAAATATTATGAATTATAAAGATAATTAAATTTTTATTTCAAAGTGCATAAAATCCATATTCTTTTCAATTCCTAGTGAAATAAATCCATGTTTGTAGAAAATATCAATCATAGCTTTATATTCTGGACGGGCAAATCTCGCAGTTCTTGAAGTTTCATGTAATGTATTTCTTGCAGGATCTAAATCAATAGCTATTCCCCAAGCATGTTTTGACCATGAACTACCACCTCTCATTTTTCTATAGTTGAAACAACCCCCAAATAAATCAATACCTAGTTCTTTTATTTTATCATGTCCGTAGTGAGCTAATAATTCATTAAAAACGGCTTTTAAATTAGATGCTATCAATTTATGACATCTTACTTTTGAAGTTGTTGTATCTAAGTCCCAAGCTATTCTCAAAGGGTATGGAGTTACTATAGTTTCTAAATATCCATCTCCTGTAATGTTTGGAGTGCCGTATTTTTTTATCGCTTGTTGTGTCGTTAACATACCTTAAATTTTAGTTAATTTAGCTATTGCCGTTGCTGTCGCTCCAATTGTTACCATAACCCCACCGATCATAGCTGTAGCGGGCAAAGTTATTAAACCACCACCAATTAAACCTACAATTATTCCTAAATGTATAACTTTTTTAAAGAAGTGTGGCGTCTCAGCGTTCCATCGTTTATTTATCTCTCTCATATTATATTTATTTATTATTGTACTAAAATATTACCGATCTCATTAGTTAAACTCTTAAATTCTTTATAATCAAAGTCACAATTATTATTATTTTTTACAAAATCTAAGCCCAAATATGCCACGAATTTACCATCCTTAAAATATGGAGCTATATACACGCTTTTTATTCCTTGTCGATTAAGTGCTATATATGTACTCGTTTCTTTAATGTCTTTAATATCTGAATAAATCATTCTATCCAACATAACTTGTTGAAGAAAATTAGGGAATAAAGAAACAGGTAAATTTTGCAAGTTTTGAGCTTCTGAACTTATACCATTTGCGCAAACTTCAAAGGACATCGAAGTGTGATTTCTATGAGTATTATCATAGTACATTATACTATTACTAAATTGGAAAATATATGCCCTATCACCTCCATATTTAAGCATCAAATTGTTTAGCATTTGCTGAATTAAAACGTTGTTATTAATGTCCTCTTTAACCAGGTCCTCAGTTTCAATCTTTTTTTCAACTACCTTAGTTATTAAGGGTTGGTATGAATAAAGCACTAACCCCACGAATAGAAGGATTAGTGCTATATTTTTCATTTTCCGTAATTCTGAAAGTATTGATTTTATATTGCTTATCATTGTATTATTTCAGTTAATGTTATTTCAATTGGTTCGCCTAAAATAACCTCTAAACTTTCATCATAAATAATATAATAAAAGTTATCTAAATTTGAAAATTTGTAATTACACCAATGATTTGTAATGCAATTTTCTTTTGGATAACCGTAATGATTATCACATTGATAAACTGCATTTTCCGCTTGAATTTCTGTTGTATATATATATCCTAACATCATTAATATATTGAATAGTGAGTATTTATTGCTGTATTAATTCCTGAAATATTAGTTATTTGATCGTTTCTGTACATAATTATTTCACTAAAAAAAACACTCTGAGCATGGCCACCTGTTAGCATGTAAGACATATCGCAACCGACAACACTAGTACCTGTTAAAGTTGATACTAATGAATTATTTACATACATTTTTCTTGAAGTAGTCCAAGTGTTAGTTACTGATATTAATTTCGGAGCGTTTATTCCAATTGTTGTTGAAAAATAATTGTCTCCAATCGCCTGAGTTCCGCCATAATCTAGCCATAAATAACCAGAGCCTTGACCTAAGAAATTAATTATATTACCCGTTGCGCTTTTTTCGTAAACTGCAAAAAATGAAAAGTTATTACCATCAAATTGCAAAGTCCCTGAAAGATTAATTGTAGTAAGATTTAAGTATTTATTTGAAGTAAAGGCAATTGTAGGTTTACCCAACTTTAAATTAACAACTCCAGAAGTAACTATAACAGGTTGATTTGCTGCAATTGTTTGCACCATAGTTTTATTAGTAACACCTGGAAAATATGGATTATTGTTTGAAGTGTCACCACTCTGATTGTACCAAGTTGTGACAAATCCATCTCCAGCACCAACAAACAAAAGAAGAGAAATAGTATCTAAATTTCCAGATCCGTTAAATCCTATATCCTGCTCAGTATTATCCAGGCTTCTACGTACACGAATACAATTGCCTGTATATGCTGTTCTTAATTTTCTTAAAGAATAACCCACGGTAGCATTTGTATAAGTGTCTAATATTAGCGAAGGAGGCAAACTTCCTTCTATTTGACTTCTATAATATCTACTCATATTAAGATGGTTTTGTTATCCAATATTCAACTCTAGTCGAGCTTACCCACTCAGCAAAGATAACATTCAATGTAGACGTTGTATAAGTAGCAGTTCCCATTTTAACCCACCCAGCAGGGAAAGTTGGTGCAACCGTATGATTGTGGTATATTTTCTGAACTATTCCAATTTTCGCACTTGTTAAACTATCAGTAATATTTGAACTTGAAGGACTTGCAACTGAATTGTAAACTTGTGGAACTATAAAAGAAATAACGCTCCCCGTTGTTGCTGTTGTATAAGGTTGGTATGTACTTAAATCTTGGTCGCCTGTATTCGTTCCACTTGAAGTCCCTGAGAAAGTACCACTTTGTGTCGCTAAACTTCCCAAACCTAAATTAGTTCGTGCAGTTGTTGTATTGGTTAAATCGCTTAAATTATTAGCTTTAAAAAGTAAAGTACTTAAGTCTTGATCTCCTGTGTTACTTCCTGAAAGTGTAGTTATTCCTAACTTTGTTTTTATAGTTGTAACCGTTTCATCACCTGTATTTGTTCCGCTTGTATTACTTAATACAGTACCTTCATCAGTTGTTATTAATCTTAAATCGTTTGTATCTCTAACTATTCTATAAGATACTTTAAAAGGATTTTGATTAATTAATGTACAAATAACATAATTGTCTACATTTATTTTATAATCTAATGAATCCTGAGCTTTAATAAATTCACTTGAAAATGTAGGTATTGAACTATGATTGTGAATTAATAAAGATTGTGTATTAACATTTAATGTGCCAACTCCTGTTTGAACGGTTATGTTTCCTGTTAACCCTATAAATTTACCACTTATATCAGTATCAGCATGAATGAATTTTTTATCAAATCTTATCGCTGTGCTAGTGTTTTGAGAACTAGATAAACTATCATATTCTTTTAATTTTTCAAAAACAGCGTCTTCGCTTGGACTTTTACTAGTAATTCCATCTGTAATAGTTTGCGAAACTACTGTTCCCAACAATTGCGCCCCTGTAACACTCTTTAAATCGTAATCGGTGCCATTATTCACACCAACTATTAATAAATCTGTATTACCTAAAGCCGAACCTTTTGGAGTTAACTCCGATATTTTTTTAACTATTGCCATTATTTAATTATTTTAATTTCGATTTGACTATCTAATAATAAACCATTTGTTAAAACCCCCAAACTACTGTAAGTAGAAACTCTAAACTTAGTTGTTGAAGTTCTAAAAATTGAGTAAAATCCAATAGTTCCACTACCTAAAGAAATTTGTAAAAATGTTTTATTTAAAGTTAGTTCAGCACTTGACAAAGTAGCTTCGTATATTCCTGTGCTAATATATGTCCAAGTAATTGTTGATGTTAATTCTGAATAACTATAATTAACCGTTGGCGCACTTGTAGATGTTTGAGTAATACTAGATAAATATCTTTTAAAAGGATTTACTTTTGCACCTGTAATACTTTTTGTTGAATAAATACCATCTGCTAATTGAGATATAACCATCAAGTCTGTGTCTTGAATAGTTACCGTAGATGCTGTAAGTTCCGATATTCTTTTTTCTAAAGCCATTATTCTTTAACGTATTTATTAATTATTTGTATTTAATCTAGATACCAACTTGTTAGATCAGTTCTAAATTTTGGTTGAACGTCCTCGTCTATTGAAAGTAAATACTCAGGAAACAAAGTATAGTTAAATTGCATATACTTTAAAAATCTTTCAGCGTAGTTTTCTGCTATAACCCTATGCTTTTCAACTAAATAATCTACTTCGTTTTTACTAACTACTTCGCTATTTTCCGCACTATGTTTGTACACACCTTTTGAAGTAATTGAATAGGCTATAAATGGTAGCATCTCAACGGCACTAAAGTGAATTAGCATAGGTTTTATATAAATATCAATTAAGTTGCTATAATCACTTGTTAACGTGTTATTTTGATAGTCTGTAAGTAACTTTGTTAATAGATTACTACCTAAATATTGCTGAATGTAAATGTCCTGTGAAATTGATATGAAGTGCATCATCTTATCAGGATCGACTGAACCATTTAAGGCGGTAAACTTTACCAAATCTTTGTTTGAAATTAAAAGTACTTTAGCCATAATTAATTAAATCTTTTATTTGTTGGTAAAAATCCATTATATGGCATATCTATAGGTTTTTGATAAACTCGTTTGTCGTTTGTTGGTGCAATTTCACCCATTTTACGACTTTCAGCAGCTGTATATTTTTTAGCTAGTGGACTATTTACGTCTGATTTTTTCAAATAAGTTTCACGAACCCAGTAATGGCCACAAGACCCACCGCCTTTATATAACCAAATTGAATAGGTATCAGCTCCTTTTGGCCCCCAACCTGCATTTACAACTTGATTTTCCATATTAATAATATCTTCTTTACGGTATACTTTGTTTTGAGAAGTCATTTTATTACAAAAATCTCTAGTACTACTTTGATTTGTACCTGCATAACGATAACGAGTTTTAAAAATGTTTCCGTCTTGTTCACTTTTAGCGTTACCTCTTGCCGTTCCTGTACTTACTAACTTTGCTAAAAATGATTTTTTAGGTATTAAATTTTCAATTTCTAAGTCTAGTTCATTTTCCAAATCATAATCAACTTTTCTACTGTCAACTAGTAACCACTCATCGTTTATTTCTTCGCCTATACTTTCAAAATCAAATATTTCTTTACTTAATTCTGTAGGAGGTTGTAATTCGCTACCACCTTGTTCGGCTTGTAAACCAACTAACCCACGTATTTCATTTGCAGTCATACTTTCAAGGACTTTATTCGCTACTAATGGACTTAAACTATTAATACCATCAATTATACGTTTAGAGCCACCGCTAGCAAGTTCACCCGAACTATCTAAAGGTTGTAATGGTAAAAATTCAAGGTTTAAACTGATATTATTAACTGCTAAAATCTTATCAAATGCTTCGATTATAACCTCTTGAAAAGGTCTAATTACCATATTATCAAATAATATCGCTGAGTTCTTTAATTCGTCTGCGTTTGAACTAAAACCATTTGAAGTTGCTATTCCAAATAATAATGGACTTGTAACGTTATGACCTACTAAAATTTTATTTCTACTTTCTTCACTTAAATACTGATATTGATCCGCAGCCTTTTGAAGTTGAATAGTATCAATAGTTGTCTTAGCTTCAGGATTATCGTTAAATGAAATTATAACTTTCTTACCCGTTGACCCTGTTAACTTATTTGTAACGTCTTCACTAATTTGTTTTTTCTGCTCGGGGGTCGCTTGTCCATTATTAAAATTTAAAATACTGGTCGGGGCGAAAGAGTTACTAACCTCATTTATAAGGTATTCACTAACTTTCTCCTCTAAAACGCAATAGTCTAAAGCGCCTTGATAGTCAACGTAAGAATAGTACTTCATTCCTGCGCTGTAAGGTTGTATCATTAAAATTTCAATCTCACTTTTTGACGTTCCGAATGCGTCGTATCTAAGTGGTTTATATTCTCTAGTTTTTTGCCAATTATCAGAATAGTAATAACCTAAAATTTCACCGTCTTCATTACACTTTTCTGAACGAATTAAATTTACAGGCAAATGTAAGAACTTAACAACTTCTCTTTTTTTGTTGTAATGAACTTGAATAGATGATTGACCCAACATCTTAACATCTGATATTATTCTTTTAATGTCGTCGGGACTACAAAGACTTAAAAAGTTAGCATAATCAGTAGGTTTCTTATTTGCGTCAAGTGCTGTAATTCCACGTCCGTAGATTAACTTACAAATGTTATTAATTACTGCGTTATTCGTTGCTGAATTTTGAAACCTATCAATCAAAAATTGATAATAATCATTCTTTGCTCCAAAATCTACCCAACCTTCGTTTCTTTGTTCAGTAATTACGGGAGTTGTATACTGACTTAATTCTATTATTTTATTCATAAATTATGAAATCGTTATCTGTTTGTTTTTGGTTATATACACCTTCATTAATTGAGTAAGGTAAACTTTGATCCGTACAAAATGCTTTACCTAAAAATCTAGTTTGTGTTACACTATCTTTGTAAACTCTAATAATATAAAAATGACCTTCAATTAATTCAAATTCCGCAGTAATTGTATGGTAATATCCGCCTTCGTAACTGCTTATAATTGGTGTTTCACTAGTTACATTAGTTTGTTCATCTGTTATTGATAGCTTGTTATATGTCGTTCCTGCTGAATTATTTACTAGTATGTTTACAATCTCATTGCTTTGCTCATCTCTAACAGGAAAAACGTCAAAATCTATGTCCTTATTTCTAGGAATAAAATTAAATGTTTGCTCCGTTGTTTCAGTCGTCAATATAATCATATCTATTTAACGTATTATTTCAAAATTTGTATTCAAAAAAAAAGGCCTACATTTCTGCAAGCCTTTAATTTTATTAATTAATTACTATCCTACAACTAATGTAGCCGAAGTAAATAAAGTCACCATTGCACTTTGAGTCGCTGCATTTAAAAAGTTTGCGTAACATTCTTCCATAGCTTCAAAAGTCAAAGAGTAACCATTGAATGAAGCCATATCACTTCCAGAGCTAAGAGACCCAGCAACTACGTCACAACCTTGTCTTAAACCCATTAAGAAAAATTGACCTGCATTCGTCTCAACTACTATGTGAGGACGTCCATAAGCTAAAATTTTCACCACTTTAGACGTTGCTATATCTTGTTTTTTCAACTTAATATTTAACGTTTGTGTGAAAAAAGTAGTTCCGTTATTTCTGTCTGAATTAATCGTTTGTTCAAATGAATTTTCCGTAGATTTCAATTCAAACTTATACAAACTATCTACACCTATAACCGCTGTAATTAAGTCTGTATTTGTAACATCATAAGTTACATCACTTTTTTCAATTTGATAATTAATAAAGAAAACATTCTTTAATCCTGATACCGAATCCTTGCATTGTTCAATTCGGCCACTTAAAATCGTACACGCCATTTTGTCTATATTTTTTTTATGAAAAAAGGGGTAATGTATTTCTCACCACCCCTTTAGATTATTAATTTAATTTAATTCCTATCCTCCGTAAAGAACACCTTTAGTTGCTTGACCTACGTGTGCTGCTAATGTATAGATTGAACGTACAAATTGAACATCTCCATCATTAGTTAATTTACCAACTTCAAATTTCAAAATATCATCTTGAAGATCCGTTAGCCACATTATACAAGACTTTCTTTGTGCGTATGCCATTAAATTGTTAGGAGTAGGTACGAAAATCAACTCAACACCATTGTAGAAACATTTTGCATCTGCAGCCATTGAATCAAACTCAAAGTTTACTTGTTGTGCAGCTCCTACAGAGTTGTTAGCAATACGTGCTAATTGTCTCCAAGCTCTTGGGCAATAGATAGCTGTTGGTGAAACTGTATCAGCTAAATTTTCAGCAGGAATTGAAGCGTAAATAAGTCCAACTTGTGCAGCGATATTAGAACTAGTAACCGTAGTTCCTGTAACTTTAATGTAACCACCTAATGCAGAATTGTCATAAAGAACTCTAGAAAATACTCCATCAAGCAATCTTGGTGAAAGTGCCGCCACCGCTGTTTGTGTAGCTGCTGTCACAGAACCTTGAGAAGCTCCAGGAGTTAAAGCAGCGATTGCAGTTTGTGTTGCCGATGTAATACCACCCCAAAATAAAGACTCTGCATCTTGAGAAATATTAGGTGCGTATTGTGCTAATACTGTACTTGCAAATTCTGAACTTTCAATGTTGAATGCTCCAGGATTCATTGAACGACCAAAACGACCTGCTCTTAATGCTTCCTGTAAAAATGTTTGTTTGTACTCTAATTTAGTAGGAGTAACTATTCTGTCATTGATTGACATAGAACCAGAACTAGATAAAGCCGAACCTGTGTACAATTGAGCCGTTACATCAACACCTGCTTCAGTGATAATTGTTCCTGCTTTAATATCAGTTGCGAAAGTTACATACCCTTCTGATACGGTTTTGTTTGCAAATAATACCTCTTCTAAAATTGGTTCGACAGCTTTTCCTCTGATGTCGATTTGTGTTCCTGTAATTGCCATTGTTTATTTGTTTTTATTTAATTTATAATGTTTCAAATCATTTATTAACCACTCTATTTGTTCGTTGGTTAATTTTCCTTTGCAATATGTTTTAATTGTTTTGCTTCCAATTGCTGTTAAAAAGTGTTCGTAATTTACACCCACCTCAAATGGATTAACAAACTTATCCATTCATTCTACTTTTAATATCTCTAAAACGTTCTAATGGAGTTAATGGAGTGTTGTTTTTAGTTTTGTTTTCAGGGTTAAATTTAATTGCTTTAACTTCTGTAAGTTCAACTACTTCCTCAACTACATTTTCAACTACTTCTTTAACCTTAGAAAGTTCTAAAATCTTAGCTTCTAATTCTTCAATCTTAGCATTTAATTTAGAAAAATGTTGTTCCTCAGTTGTTGTCTTAACAATCTTTTTTGCAGTTGTTGTTTGTGGTGCAACTTTCTCAGCTTCTACGGGAACTTCAGTCGGTTCTACTTCTACTTCCTCTTCATTTGGTAATTCAATAGATGAAATAATTCCTTCTACTTCTACTTCTAAAATACGACCATCTGCTAGTTCATACTCACCAATTGGTAAAGGCACGGGGTCTGCATTTTCTACAACGATAAATACCGCTTCACCAACTTCAAACATATCCGCCTGTATAGTTGTCATTCCATCTGCTAAGGGCATGTCCTCTAATTTTGTTTCCATTCCTAAAAAGGTTTTAAGTGTTTTAATTGCTTTTTTTACTTCTTTATTCATAACTAATTAACGATTTAATTTATATTTGTATTTATTTATTTACTTAACTGTTTGATTTATATTAATTTATCTTTTCTATTGTTAATATAACCGAAGGTACTGCGGGGTAATTTGGCGAAGTGCTAGCAACTTCATAAATTAACTCAATTGCATCGTTCTGAACTATCATTAATTGAGCATACGAATTAGCCTCTAATTTTATATAGAAATTCCAAGATGCGACTAAGAAATCTGCATTCGCTTGCATTGTTACGTGTGTCGAAGTTGCGGGTACATCTACACCATTTTTTCTTAACCATATAATAGCCTGTCTAGAAACCCCACCACTCAACCGATTTAATTGAGCCGAAAATTGGATATTATAAACACCTTCAATGTCAACTGTTATTTTGCTATTATCTACAATTGAAACTCCATAAGTTGCATCCGTATCTGTATTGTTGTATGTTATAGCTGTTATAGTGTTTATTGTTGGGTATTGTGTTTGAGTTGAATAGAAAGAACCATATCTAGGTATACGTACAAGTAAATTAATAGAATCAATTAAATCAGAATATAGAATACGTTGTAATACTTGAGTATTATTATCATAATAAATGTAGTCACTTTCTTCAATTGTAGTGACTTCTTTATAGCGCCTATTATAATTTAAATCAATCATAATTTATCTAACAAAGATTTTATTTCTTCAATCAATATTTCTTCTTCTGTAAGTTCACTCATTTTTAATTGATCCAATCCGTCAAACATTCCCTCAATTGAAAACCCATTAAATTTTCCTAACTTAATACCGTTATAAACGTCTTCATTATAGATTTTCATCTTAACAACCCATGCACCTTTTACAGCATTTAAACCATATATGTTTGATTTATCATTCTTAGTGTCTTCAACAATCCAACTTTCAATAAGACTAACTCCGTTTACTGGCTTTTCGTGGTCTATAGTAACGTTATTTGCACGTAGATTTTTCATATAAAGCTCTTGAACCTTCTCAATTGTAGCTTCTGAAAACTCAATATTGAACTCTACATTGTCTTTACGTCTTAATATCTTCTTATTTGGGACTAAAGCAAGGCCTACAACCTCTCTTTTTTCATCGTTAACAACCTTTAATTCAACCTCTAAAGCATTTAACATAATGAAATCTTCCATTATAGCGGGTTCGTTTACCAAACTTATTGCGAATACCCCCTCTTTTAGCTCATCTTTAATCGTTAATTCGATTGTTTGTAGTTCTTTTTTCATATTTATATAACTAAATTTCGTTTATAATGTTGCATTTCTTAACCTATTACGGTCTAATGATTGTTGAGTAGACATTTCACCACTCACGACATAAGCTTGAATAGGCGCTTGTTTTAATTGTTGTAATTGATTTGTGCCGTTATTACCTACTATATTAAAGTTTGGAGTTATAACGTTACCTTGCATTGCATTTGTGCCACCACCACCACCACCACCACTTGGAGGAGTTCCGCCACCGCCACTAGCATCGAATTTTGTAGATGCAATTTTCTTAACATTTAATAACCCAGCACTTAAAGCCAAACCTGCTGCAGCAATACCTAATGCAGGTCCAACTACAGGAATAGCCGACAAAGAAGAATAAGCACCT